GCAATCCAATATTGGCTGCCGTATTTGGGGATAAATGAAATAATAGTTAAAACTGCATTTAATACACCAGATTTAGACCATACTATAGAAATTAGTATTAATGTATTTGTAAAATCAACTGGTGCTGATATTACCATTTCTATATTTGGTGACGAAGGTGGAATAATTAAAGTAGCTTAATGATAGGAAACGTAAATGGCAGATAATGTAAAAAAAGAAATAAACTACTTAGGCAAAGACTTCGGTCAATTTAGAAAAAATCTAATTGACTTTACAAGACAGTACTTTCCAAATGAGTATAATGATTTTAACGAATCTTCTCCTGGGATGATGTTTATGGAGCAAGCTTCTGTGGTTGGAGATGTGTTGTCATATTATAATGATGTTAACCTAAAAGAGGCATTATTAGAACAAGCGTCAGAGCGCGGGAATATTTACGATCATGCCAGAACGTTAGGTTACAAACCAAAGAATGCTATTCCTGCATATGTTACATTAGACGTATATCAATTAGTTCCAGCTACCGGCTCGGGAGATAATGTTGCTCCAGACTTTAATTATGGTTTGAATATTAATCCGGGAATGAGAGTAAAACAAAAAGACGGTAATGCTGAATTTAGAACATTAGACGGAATTGATTTTAAATCTTCATCTTCATTTGACCCAACTGAGGTTACAATATTTGAATCAGACGACACAACTAAACAGCCAGTTTACTATTCTCTAAAAAAATCAGTTGAGGCAGTATCTGGAGAAGTTAGAACATTTAAAGCTACATTTGGATCACCAATTCAATATGATAAAGTACTTTTATCTGAAACTAATATTATTGAAATTGTATCTGTTGAAGAAACAGATGGCGATAATTGGTATGAAGTTCCATATCTAGCACAAGATACTATATTTGAGGAAGTTCCTAATACAATGGAAAATGATCCTGATTTATATTCATTCAAAGATTCAGCTCCTATGCTGTTGAAACTTAGAAAGACATCTAAAAGATTTATTACGAGATTAAGAAGTGATAATAAAACAGAGATACAATTTGGCGCAGGTATATCTGATAATAATGATGAAGAAATTTTACCTAACCCAACCAATGTAGGAAATGGTTTATCACACTCTAGAAGAGCAGTTGATATTAATATTGATCCGTCTAATTTCTTAAATACGAGAGCATATGGACAAGCTCCATCAAATACCACATTAACATTTACATACACTGTAGGTAATGGGGTATCTGAAAATGTTCCAAGTGGAGTTATAACTGAATTAGACTTTATCAGTTTCAATGAAGATGTTAATGCTGTGATTTCCGGAGCTATGGTTAATTTTGTTAAGGAATCGATTGCTATTACAAACCCAGGTAGAGCAACAGGTGCTAAGACAGCTGATACACTACAAGACATTAAAAATAACGCAGCAGCCAACTTTGCGACACAAGGAAGAGCCGTAATTAGAGAAGACTATATAATAAGGTCTTATTCAATGCCGTCTAGATTCGGAAGTGTAGCAAAGTCATACATTGTACCAGACGATCAAATACAGCAATCAGAATTAGTTGGCAAAAGAATTGCTAATCCTTTAGCAATGAATATGTATTTACTAGGATATAATGAAAATAAACAATTAACTGAATTAAACCAGGCAATTAAAGAAAACTTAAAAACATATCTTAGCCACTATCGAATGTTAACAGATGCGGTTAATATTAAAGATGCATTTATTATCAATATTGGATTAGATTTTGAAATTACAGTAAAATCTAATTTTAATAGCAATGATGTATTGGTTAGAGTCATAAATGAATTAAAATCATATTTTGATATTGATAAATGGGCTTTAAACCAGCCAATATTGGTGTCTGATGTTAAAAAACAAATTGCAAATGTAAAAGGCGTTCAGTCAGTTGTGGATGTTGAATTTAAAAATTTATATGAATCTGGCGCTGGTTATTCTGGCAATTTATATGATTTATATTCAGCAGAAAAGAGTGGAGTAATTTATCCTTCTTTAGATCCTTCTATATTTGAGGTAAAATACTGACATCAAAGGTCGTGTAGTTAATTACTAATACGATATTTATTTTAAAAGAGGAATAGAATATGGGCGTATTTAGTACAAACATCGCAGAAATTACTAGTGGTGGTTTAATCTCATCTAGTCATGCTTCTGACATCTATGGTGTATTATCCGGTAGTATACGCGAAGATTTCCAATTGTCGGGGTCATTAATAGTAACAGGAAGTGTTTCGTTTCAAACAGCAAATATCAGTAATTTGACTAGTTCAATCGTAACAATCACTACCGCAACTGTTACTAGTGCATCAATTGGTAATATTACTAATAACATTGGATTTGCAGGAACAGCAAGTATGTCGGATGTGACAACTAATACTTTCACAACAATGGGAGCAGCTATTACATCTGGATCAGTGGGTCGGTTAGTAATATCAGGATCATTATTAATTTACACAGGCTCAATACCTGTAACAGATCCAAATGTAGCTGGCGCAGTTTGGGCAAGTGGAAGTCAAAAATTTCTTATGCTAAGTACCGGATAATTTTAAGGACAATTAATGTTTAGAATATTTTACGCAGAAAGCGACGCTACCCTTTATGAGGGAGTTTCTGACATGAATACCGGGTTAGATGAGGTATTTGAAGTAGGGAAACGATTAGACACATTTGGTGACACATATCAATATGTTCGTTCTTTACTAAAATTTGACATGGATGAAATTCAAACTGTGTTAACTAAATATTCTGTTGAATTAAGTGATTGTAAATTTATGTTACAATTACACACATCACACGCAAAAAGTTTACCGGCTACATATACAATTGATGCTAAAATAGCTTATGATGATTGGATTAATGGTACTGGATTTGGAGCTTCTGTTCCTTATAAGACTGACGGCGTAACGTGGGAATATCCTCAATCGGGATCAAATTGGACTCCGTCGGGATCAATTAACGATACATTATTAATAACCGGTTCTGGCTTAGGTGGGAGTTGGTTACTCCAATCTTCTTCTGGTATGTATGATATTACTAGATATGATCAAAGTTTTTATGCGATAGATGGGTTAGATCAAAGCGATTCGTTCTCATATAGAACAACAGATGTATTAATGGATGTTACTGGCGCTGTAAATTTATGGATAAATGGATCAGCCGGAAATACTATTACAAATAACGGATTCTTATTAAAATTCTCGGAGGCAGATGAAACTAATAATAATCAATATGGATTTATAAGATTTTATAGCAAAGAAACTCACACTATATATGTTCCTAAATTAGTAATGTATTGGGATAACTCAGTTGATACCGGAACATTAGATACAATTGATGAAGAATCATACACGGTTAGACCCGCTTTAAAGAAAAGATATAAAGATACTGAAATATCAAAGATTAGATTTAAAGGCAGAGATAAATATCCAATGAGAGACCCATCAAATCTATATCCTTACGACACAGTTAAACGATTACCTTCTACTACATATTATTCGATTGTAGACGCCCACACGGATGAAACCATAATTCCGTTTGATGATATTTATACTAAAGTGAGTTGCGATGCAACAAGTAATTTTATTCACTTAGATATGAACGGTTTAATGCCGGAAAGATATTATAGAATAGCGTTGAAAATAGTTAACGGATTTACCGAAGACTATATAGACAATGAATATTATTTTAAAGTAGAAAGGTAAAATGCCAGACGAAATATTATCAAACACAAATCTTACATCTAATGAATCATCAGGTGAATTACCTACATCTCCTGCAATACCTCCGGTACGGTTAGATCCTATTTATTTAGAAAGAATCAAACCATATGTTTCACACGGCTTAGAAATAGCAACCGCAAATCCAAATGTAGTAAATAGAGATGCTAACAATAATATTATATTAGAAGAAAATAGTGAAGAGAATCAAAAATTATTAATAGAACAAAACTCTATTAGATATACTAAAGATTCTTTCGAGAGAAATATTGATATACAATTTAAACACTTTAAATTTCCTCCTACTGTTAGAATTATATCAACAAATAATGGAGAATTAGAAATTCCAGAATTTGAAGAAACTGACATAGTTTCAGCTAGATATAAACCATTATATGAACCAGATGGTTGGTATCGAATGAGAACATCATAT